ATCTTAATCCACCTTTGGGAAAGGTGGAGCCAAATCTTAATCCACCTTTGGGAAAGGTGGAGCCAAATCTTAATCCACCTTTGGGAAAGGTGGAGCCAAATCTTAATCCACCTTTGGGAAAACTTTTTTTGGTTCCACCTTTTTTACACCTTTTCTCATTTAAAACGCCCATTTTATTATAGGTAAAAATACGAAAAAGCGTAAAACTAATATAGTAGGTTTATTTATAACTATATTTTATATATAATGTCAGATTCACTTAATGATATGATGATTTCAGAAATGAGTAACATGACTAAAATAAACAATGGACTACTTAAAACTATTAATTCATTTTTTGCAACTATTTCAAATGAAACGATTAGAAGATATTACAATACCGATGGAGAAACCATGTTTGAACCACTTCAAAAAGACTTAAATAACTTTAGGGTTGTAATTCCGGATAATTTAGAAAGAATTCGTAAATTGAAGCAGAAAGATGGACTAAATACCGAACAAATTAAAAAGTTAAATGAAATTGAAACATTAGCAGATGACGGTTTAAAAATACTAGATAATACACAAAATATTATTAAAAATATAATGGAAGAAAGGTTAAACAATGCAATTATGGGACCAACACTAGAAGATCTTGCACGTGCAACAATAATGGAATATAAAATTCCACCAGAAGATTATATGCAAAGTGCAGTTCTACATAAATCATATGGTGGATTTCGCAACAGGAAAAATAAAACAAATAATAAGAAATATGCAAAAAAGACAACATATAAAGGGCCAAAAAAACGTGTATCCAAGAAAAATAAGACACGAAAAATCAAGAAGAATTATTTATAAGTTCTCGTATAATATGGGCGTTTTAAATGAGAAAAGGTGTAAAAGGTGGATTTTAAAAGGTGGATATATATATATATAGATAGATATGGTATGTTCTGTTACTTGTTCCATAGCGGCGGCTTTTATCATAGGTAAAGTTTATTTTTATAATGCTACAACAAATAGTCAAGTTGTAAAACATTATAGAGAGAAGTTACCTACAGATCTTAAAATACTATATGATAAATTGTCAAATGAACGTTTGATTATTTCAATATATGGATATGTTTTAGGCTTTATTCTGTCTTTAGTCATCATCTTTTATAATTTAAGATTGAAGAGAGAAAAATTAAATAATACATCATTGGTATGTATTGTTATAGCAACATGTTTTTTAACGAATTATTTTTATTATAGATTAACACCAAAAAGTGACTGGATGTTGAATCATATTAACAATGGGGAACAGGCTAAATTATGGTTGCAAATGTACAAGACTATGTCAGTTTATTATCATACCGGTCTGGTATTAGGGATCATTGCAGTGGGAATTTTAGCTTTTGCATTTAGATGTTAACTAATATTATTAACTAATATTATTAGTTAATATTATTCTTATTATACTATATAGAAATAGGAATGATGCATGATAATAGACTAATGGATATTATATTAGATAATATTGATTACACGGAATATAACTTGAATGAAGATGAAAAAAAATGGATATATAAATTTATAAATGAATCGCCTGAAACTTTTATTGAACTTGATACAGACATAAAAACTATTACAGAAGATAAATCTATTAAAATAGATGATATAACGACTATTATTAAGATAATTGCTGATACGTATTATTGCGCACTTTGTAAAAATAATAGTTTAAATTCAAATAATCTACCTAATTTTATAAAATACACAATACATGTTATTTTAGATTCTGAATTACTCATTTTATCTACAAATGATGATAAAGAACGTTTGAATAACATTATTGATTCTTCAATGATTTTATTAAATATGAATTTAACTGTTGATAGAAATGAATATAATAAAAAAAATTGCTTTAATTGTTTTTACAATTATTCATTTTTTGATTTAATTATAAAACAACTTAAAAAATATTAATTATTATAATATGTCATTTAGATGAAACTATTAATGACATGTATTTAATGAAGGTAAGGAAAGGACTATTATTACTATTGCTACTATTATTATTATTACTAATTATTATTATTATTATTACTATTATTATATAAACATGTGTTTTTCAAAAAATGCAAGTATTGCATCATTCACTATTGGAATAATTGGTGCAATATTATGTATTTCGCTGGGAACTATTACTGATAAAATAGTAGGTTATTTTTTAGGATACGTAGCTTTAATGCAAGGTATTGAATATTTACTTTGGTCGCACCAAAAATGTGATAATTATAACAGATTAGTTTCTATAATTGGTATGGTATTGAATAATATGCAACCACTAGTACTTGGTATAATTATTTTAGCTTTAAATCCAAAAATACGTCATATTACTTGGTTTTATTTTTTTATATTATTGTATTTATGTGTAGGGATACCATATTCACTCAGTTTTATTAATAATAAAAAAATTCAATGCACTATAAAAAATAACCAATCACAGCATTTAGAGTGGAATTGGAATATTATGAACAATTATACATTGGTTTATCTTATGTTTATTATTAGTGAATGTATGATGTGTATTTTGGGAATACCAAATCCTAAATATGGATACGTTTTCGCTTTTGCTATTGTATTTACATTTTCAACTAGTGCGTTATTATATTCTAGAAATGTTGGCGCATTGTGGTGTTATTACACTGCATATATACCGATACTATATTATCTTGTCCGTTCTGTCTTTGGCTCCAAACCTCTACTTTTTAAAAAGTAGAGCAAAATTACCTTTATAAAAGATGGAATTTTAGCTTTGTTAGCTCAGTTGGTAGAGCGTAAGGCTGTTAACCTTAAGGTCATAGGTTCAAACCCTATACAAAGCGATATTTTGAGTTATTATAAAATAAAATATTAGGAGTTTATTTTCATTTAAAAAAATATTTTCATTTTTATAAATGAAAATATTAGTTACTGGTGGCACAGGTTTCATAGGAAGTCATTTATGTAGAAGACTTGTTAATGAGAATAATTTTGTAGTATGTTTGGACAATAATTTTACAGGTGATATTAACAACATTAAAGATTTATTAGGTAACCCAAATTTTAAATTTATTGAACATGATATTATAAATCCTTTTTATTTGAGTGATCATGATTCTAATGGGGATATTGAACAGATTTATCATTTAGCTTGTCCTGCTTCGCCAAAAGCATATCAATATGATTCTATAAAAACATTAAAAACAAATTTTTTGGGAACTTTGAATATTTTAGGGTTAGCAAAAAATAAAAAAGCTAGAGTTCTTTTGACATCCACATCAGAAATATATGGTAATCCTAATGTTCATCCACAAGCGGAAGAATATTGGGGAAATGTTAATCCAATTGGTATTCGTTCTTGTTATGACGAGGGTAAACGAATATCAGAAACTTTAATGATGGAATATAACAGAAATCATAATGTAGATATTAGAATTGCACGGATATTCAATACATATGGCCCACATATGAATAAAGATGATGGACGTGTTGTAAGTAATTTCATAAACCAAATGTTAGAAAATAAAGACATTACGATTTATGGTGATGGTACTCAAACTCGTAGTTTTTGTTACGTTGATGATACTGTAGAAGGATTAATACGCTTAATGAATAACAATGAAACTAAGGGTCCTATCAATATAGGAAATCCTAATGAAATTACTATAAAAGAATTAGTGGATATATTATTAACTATGATAAACACCGAATCTAATATATCATATCTTGATTTACCTAGTGATGATCCAGAAAAACGTAGACCCGATATAACAAAGGCCGATAAGTTTTTAAATTGGTCTCCAGTTATTGATTTAAAAGTTGGTTTGAAATATACAATTAGTTATTTTCAAAATAATTAATTATTTTATGGTTTGATCGTTTGAAATTTTGAAATACATTCCCAAATTTTTGCTGATTCATCAATTGTAAAGACACCTCGCTTGTGTGCTATATTTAAAAAACCTACCATTACGTTTAAAGCGGTATTCTCGTCATTAATTGGAATATCAACCAAACGTACTTCTTTTTGTTTAGATTGTTCTTCTAAGGGTTTTTTATTTTGAGTTTCATCTTGTGTTGGGTTCATTTGTTATAATAGTAGTCAGAATATACTTTTAAATTATTATTGTAATTATTGTAATAATTGTAATAATTGTAATTATTTATTTTATAAAAAAAATTGAAATCAATAAGATAAAATAAATCATGTAATAATTTATATAAAATGTCACAATTTACTGTTAACATTAATGATTTTATTTGTCAAAATGATTCTATGATTCAATTTGATAAAGATGTTGTTTCTCAAGATTTTACAAATATGGATGTTATTAATCTAGATATGAATAAACAAAATATGAATTTTGGTATTATTAATTTAAAAATAAAAAAAACAAATCCTAGTACACAAAAACGACATTTTGTTTTTAGTGTTGATTGTTCAGGTTCAATGAATGATTTATGTAATGATGGAAGAACTAAAAATGATCATAGTAATCACACATTAATAAATATGATTACTTATTTTGCAGATCATCCAGAACTCATGGTATCTATAACTGTATTTGCATTTGACGGATCTATTTATACTATTATTGAAAATCAGGATGTGACACAAGAAAACTTAGATAAACTTATTCAAGATATAAAAAAAATTAGACCCAAAGATATGACAAATATTGAGAAGGCTTTAATAAATTCTAGAGAGTATATTGTAAATTACTGTACCGAGAATATGGATTCTCATGTTACACATATTTTCATGACAGATGGAGATGCTACGCAAGGTAATACAATACCATCTATATTAAAAGGTTTTGTTTGTTCATTGGTTTCAAATATTTTCATTGGATTTGGTATTGAACATAATGTATATTTATTGAAAGAATTGGCAAGTGATAATAAAAATAATTATTATTTTGTTGATGCGCTTGAAAAGGCTGGTCTTGTTTATGGTGAGGTTTTACACTCTATTATTTATAGAGTTTTAGAAAATACAAGCATTTATCTTGTTAACGGTTTAGCATATGATTGGAAGAAAAATGTTTGGGTTGATAAAATTGATATGGGTGATTTAGTTAGCGAAAGTAATAAAATAATTCATGTTTTAACTGATAAACCAAACGAGCTTTCATGCATGGTTCAGGGCAATATTTGTCTTTCAAAAGAACCATTTGAATTTACTGTTCAAAATACGATTAAAAAAGTTCATGATGTTGATAATTTTGATGGGTTTATTGATCTTACTAAATATAAATATCGTCAAAGAACTCAACAACTTTTATATGAAGCAAATTTGCATAATTTTGATAATTTGAAATGCAAAGATCCTTTAAAAATTTCTCCGTCTCATATTGATGATTATGATGATTTTTGTAAAATACATGATGAAAATGGGAAATTATTAAAAGCAAAAATGAAAGATTTATTGAAAGAGATGCGGCAATTTTTAGATCCACCTTTTCCACCTTTTCCACCTTTTCCACCTTTAGAAAAGGTGGAGCCAAATGATAGAGACTTTTGCACCACTTTTGCGAAAAGTGGTGAGGTGGAGCCAAATGATAGAGACTTTTGCACCACTTTTGCAAAAAGTGGTGAGGTGGAGCCAAATGATTGTGGATTCTTCAAACTTTTATGTGATGATATTTACATATGTTTACACACATTCAACACTAATCATGGTGCGATGTATTCATGTGCTCGCCAAACATCACAAGGTGCACAAAGAGCTTATAGTGCGACATATACTCCCAAAATTGAAAAAGACAACGATTTTGATGGTTTGGGAACTCCTTCTAGATTCATGAGGAGGTCTTATGCAATTAATTCTACATTACCACCACAATTTCCTGATTTTACATATGATGATATTAATTTGACAAGTTATTGTGATAATTTTTATAAAATAAGTGATGATACTGACAATTGTAATAATGATGATGAAGAATATACGGTATCGGATCAAATTGATAATCCATATTCTACGTTATCTATTTTAGAATTGATGAGATCATGTAGTGCTAGCGTTGATGATAGTAAAATGAATTAGATTAGCTTTTTAGATTGTTGTTGTTATATTGCTTATATGTAAAATTTAAAATTTCCATAAATAATCCCAAATTGGGCTAACGCCTTTTTGTGTGCCGCGTATATTTAATTCAAATGGGCAATTATAATTAGGAGGATTTTTTAATGCTTCACAAGGATTACATGGTCCTTTTAAAAAAGAAAATCCTGGTATCAATTTTTCCAAATTGTTGTAATCTACTGGGCTTATTTTTTTGACATGATTGTAAACTATCCCGTCATTTCCCTTGTATTCTATCTCTTGTAAAGATAATTCATCACCTGAATTATCAGCAGATTTAGCACCGTTTTTGTAACCACATTTGATGACATTATTATTTTTTGATATTTGTTTAGAATTGTATGCATAATCACCCCAACCATTTGGTAAATCTTCATAAGGATTTTTCTTATCAGTATTTATACTAACACCATTCAATAAAAATTGTCCTTCTTTTGTTTGCCATGATAACATTTGTAATATAGCTTTTTCATTATAAATAGTACTTATTGTATTGATAGCATCTTCCGGACTTGTTCGTACGTAAGGATTGTTATTTAGTGATTCTTTATATAATTTTTTTACTTTGTCTGACCATGGCCATTGACCATGGTCATTAAAATGATCAACTTCTTTTTGTGTTGCTTGTTTTTGGATTTCAGGTGCATTAAATACAATTTGAGGATTGATTAGTTTTTGTATTTCTAAAAATTTATTTGTAGAACCTTGATTCCATGTAAACCCTTCTTTTTGGTTTTGGTTTTGGTTTTGGTAATAGTTTGAATATGACGATAATGTTATAAATCTATAAATAATAATAAAAGTGAATAATAATATCATTCCATAGTACAAGTTTTTAAAACTTACTAATATTACAAATAATATTAAAATAGCTTTACCTAAAAAAGTATTAAATAAATTTACAAATATATTTGGTATAAGATACAATATTATCCAAATAGCTATCAAAATAGTTATTAATCCTATTATCAATAGTTCATTGTCATTATTAGTGCCAAAGTGTTTTATTTTTTCACTAATTTTTTTCAAAATTAAATTTATTTTCATATTATTTTTATTGTTGTTTGTATATATATTTTAAAATATAATAATAATTCTATCATTGTTATTATATTATTTTGTATATTTCTTGTATTTGTTTAGTTACCTGTAGAACCAAAACCACCAGAACCGCGTTCTGTTTCATTTCCTAATTCATTTTCAAAATTTACAATTTCTACATAAATAGGAAGTAACCCTGGAGCACAAATTTGAAGTAATCTATCATTTACTTTTGCGTAATAGTCAACATTTATTACATCAAACATACCAATTAAGTTTCCACGATATCCTGAGTCAATAATACCAACACTATTTGCTAAACGTAATTTGGTTTTAGATAAACTTGAACGTGGATACATGTAATATCCTGTGTTGAAAATTTTGCCTGTATCACAATACATTTGAGCAGAACATTTTAATTTAAAGTCTACTTTGTTCACATGATTTGCCTCCAACCCTTTCTCAAAGAAACGAACTGTTTCACCCCATTTATCTATTTCATTTGGATCTTCATTTTCAGGTAAAAATAAATCAAACCCTGCATCAATGAATGTATTATTTATTAGATTTTTGTTATGTCTGTCTACTGCAGCGTAGTACATATTTTTTAAATTGTTTGATCCGGTGACAAATATTTTCAAATACATAATTTTATCGTATTTTTTTAATAGTTGTGTTAGAAGTTGATTCGTTTGGATTTGGTTTTGGATATGTGTTTGTATTATTTTTGACATATTTGAATATTTATGGTATGATATTTTTAAGTCCTTTTCCACCTTTTCCACCTTTAGAAAAGGTGGAGCCAAAACCCATAACTTTTTGGCTCCATCTTACCACTTTTACAAAAAGTAGTGCAAAACATTTGGCTCCATCTTACCACTTTTACAAAAAGTAGTGCAAAACATTTGGCTCCATCTTACCACTTTTCAAAAAGTGGTGCAAAAGTTTGGCTCCACCTTTTCTAAAGGTGGAAAAGGTTGCTTAGTTTACTTGCGCATTGTTACTGTTACCATTACTTGTATACCATTTTGGAGGAGCAACATAATACAATTGAAGTTGATTACATGTGCTTCCACTAGTTGCGTATGGAAATGGTTTTTGATTTCCTGTAGGGTGTGCACATTTACGTTGAACTCTTGCTATTTGTTCGCTAGCATCTAATGGTTGATACAATCTCTTTGTATACAGTGAATTTCTTGCTACATCGTTGTATTTGAAGAGAGCTGGTGTCGTGTGACAAGTGGTACCACCACCATTTCTAATAAAACCTACATATTTATCCACTTTGTTAATATCTTCCACACAAATATTAGACACTGTTAAATCATGTAAATAATTTCCTTGACTTTTTGTATCACTCTGTGTCGTTTGTCCATAATTTGGTTGGACCCAATAATTTGGATACTGTCCATAATACGCCCATTTATATTTTTTTCTCAACATTGCAAAATTGGAAAGAACTGTTGGTTTCACATACATATTTTGATCTCCTAATACTATTACTTCATTTACATTATATACAGGTTGGGTTGGAATGTTATATTCAAGAGCACCTCTTTTACTCCCTAATTGTGAACCACTACCTCTTGCAAATACTCCTCTAAAAGGGGTCCCGTTTTTTGAAAATTTATAAGTTTTTCCAATATAACCAACATTTCTATGAGAACCATTTAAAGAAAATCCTTCCGTGGCTGGTGATCTCAATGCAATAGATAAAAAATTAGTTGAATTACCAAAAGGACCTTGGGGTAAAAATATACCACCAGGAGGCTTACCGGAAATTTTTGTAGCACTGGAATATCTATTTATTGTTTTTTTTTTAAAAGTAGCGAGTGACATTATATAACATAATATGAGATAATATGTTATATTGAAACTTTTAATTATATGTATAACAAAAATCTTTTTTCAGGTTCATTGTACAAACATCTTTTTAAAAAATAATATAATTTCGTATCTTTTATGCAAGATAATTTGTTTGCTATGTTTGTTTCTTCGTTTGTTTCTTCGTTGCTAGTTATATTGTATAAAATGAAAGATCCTAAACTATAAAATATCGTTTTATAACTGACTAAAATTGGAATTGATTTTGCATTTTTTAATTCAGGAGATAAATAACCGATTGTTTTTGAAATAGGTCTATAGATTATAATTTTATTTTCTTTTATATCATTCAAATCTTCATATGATAAGTATATAAATTTACAATCATCAATTACCAAAATATTTGAAATATCAAATTTGTAAAAACACTTTGATTCATTTTTTAATAAATAACTTATTTGCTTTGATAATGAATAAATTATCTGTAAAATAAATTTGTAAGGTATTGTGTTATTATTATTTATTTTATTTTGTCTTTCTTTAAATTGATTAAATGATTCTACTGATAGAGCTTTGAAAAATATAGATTTATTTGTTTCATTTTCTCTTAATATAGTTGCATTATTTATCAAGTTTGTTTTAATTATAGAATTTAACAATGGATTGAACAATTCTGTTGATGTATTCTTACTATTATTTGTAATAGTAAAAATTGTAGTTTTTCTTTTATCCTGATAAATATCAAATTCGTTTGTTGAATAAATAATATTCATTTTATATGTATCTTTATATATTACTTATTTCAGGTAAACTAGCTATTAATTGTGTTATACCTAACTTATCAACAAGTGTCATGTTTTCAAAAAAACATTTACCATAAATTACTTCTAAATCTAAATCAAAATATTCTCCTTTGTTTTCAAAAATATCAATTAATTTTATAAAATAGTCTATAAAAAAGGTGTTAGATATTTTAAAAAAACTTGTAAAATAATAATCTCTATCGGTAATATTTATACTTTTTTTAAAAATATTAAAACTATTGTCGTAGATATTATAATTAAATTCATTGTTTAAAAAATATCTTCCACTTATCTTGAAAAAATTTTTTATTTTCGCGTGATCAATAAATTTTAAAAAATAATAAAAACTATTTATTTGTTGAGACAAATCAGCTAAATATTTATATTCACAATTATTAGTATAATAATTTAATGTCTCATTATTTGTTATATTGATAAAACAATCTACATTTTGATTTAATAATAAATTTTCTTCTTCTGTAAAATTAGAATTATCAAAAAGTATTATGAAATAATCAGGAATATTTTCTTTTATAGTTGAAATCGTTTTCAATGTTTGCGTAAATCGTTCTTCAGAAGTATATAAACTTCTAGTATTTGAATAACTAAATTTTGTACATGAAACATAAATTTTTGATGTAATTAAAATAACATTTTTGTCACTTGCATCCTGTATTTTGTTTATGTTAGATTTTATGTAATATTCATAATTGTTACAAGGATTTGTGATAAAATAATCATTCCAAAATTTATTAAAATAAATTATTGGTTGTATTGTTTTTAGATAATTTTGTTTGTTATTCATTATCAAAAGAAAAAACTCATTTAGATTTTTAAAATATGTTTTTTTATCATAATTTTTAATTCTATTATCAATAACACCAAAATATTTTTTTTTTAATATTAAAATAGGTAATTCAGTTAGCATTGACAAAGTTAATGTATAGCTATAAGTTTCAGGCCATAAACTACATTCTAATAACATATTTGGTTTATGAATTTTTAATAAATTATTTAAATCATTTATATTATCATATGGATAACAATGTTTATAATTAAAATTACTAAGTTTACCAAATATTACTATTTTTATTTTTGTATACTTAAAACATTTGATTAAATATCTTAAAAAATCAGAACCTTTAATATTTGATATATGACCAATTACTCCAATTACAGTGCATTCATTATTAGTAATTATTGTTTCATCATTTACTTTAAAATCTGGAAGTTCTGTAACTACAATATTTTCAAGATGTGACCAATTATTAAATAAATATAAGTTTTGTTCATTTTGAGTTATAATATTTTCAAATAAACTAAAATGATTTTTGAATGATTTGTTATCAAATATATAATTATTTATTTCATAATACATCAATTGCGTTTTATCATAATCATTGAATAAATAATGATCGTGGGTAATAACCGAAATTTTTTTATTCAAAGAAAATAAAAAATTTATTAATTCTTTTGAAAAACCATATGTATGATTGATAAAAATTTTAATTATTTTATCTTGTATTTTGTTTAATATTTTTTTTGTAGTAGTGTTATCATATTCAAAATTAAAAAAATAATTGTTATTGATATTGATTTTTATCAAATCAATTTTTGTAGGGCGTAAAATTAAAAAATTTTGTTTATTCTTGTACTTATCTACTATTGAATTAATAAAAAATCTAGTGCCGCCGTAAAAATGTTCGGGTAAATCAAATATTACGATAAATGAATCGTATATATTTGAAAATTTTGTAAATTTATAATCAAAAAATGTTTTATTTGACAGTTTTTTACAACTTTCTACGAAGATATTAAATGAAGAATATAATGATAAATCTTCTTCAATTTCAAATTTATTATAATTAATATCTGGAAATAGTAGCTTATTATTTTTATAAAAATTTTTTTTAGGTTTTATAAAATTATCACTTTTTGTAACATTATTTTTAATAACTTCATTTAGTATTATGAATAAATTATCGTTTTGATTAATTTTTTTATTAATTAATAAATCATATAAAATTATGTCTGATTGTTTTTTTTTATAAATATATTTTCTATTTTCATAAAACCCAAAATTAATATAATGATTCGTTGCATCTTTTTTATTTGTAATTTCACTCAAATCATAATTTAATATGATATATTGTTCCCAATCAAAATCATTAGGTATGTTTATTCTATATTGTCTTTTTTCATGTATTCCATAATCTAAATAATGTTTTATGGCTTCTTTTTTATTAGTCAATAAATGTAAATCACTATTCAATTTGATATACGTTTTCCAATTAAAATCTTTGGGTATTATATTTGGTATTATATTTGGTATTATATTTCTATTCATTTTAATATTATTACTTTTGTTATTAATTATTAATATTGTTATTAATATCAATTATTATAAATATAAAATTTAATCGTAATAATTAGATGTTTTTTTTGCATTATTCAACATATGTGAAAATGAAGATTTACTATGACCAAATACTTCATTTGAATTTAATCCAAACATGTAATCTATAAATGCCTTTTCTTCAAAATTATAATTTTGTAATTTATTTTCATTTTTTGTTATAATTATACTGCGTAATTCATTATCATTTAAATCTATCAATTCATGAATATTACTAGTTGCTATATAAATTTTTAAATTTGGATTTTTAAATTTATGTTTCAAATTTAAAATAAGAGGTTTAAGGTTTTCTACTTCAACCTTAAAATGAGATGTAAAATCTCTCTCATATCGGTAATGTATAAAATTATATTGCTCTCCAGCACTTATCACATTATTTTTGATTTTATTATAAACATCAAATAAATTTTTTGATGGTAGTATACAAGGAATTATATTGTCAACTATTTTTTGAAAATTATAAACGGCCCAAAATTGTTTCAAAACTATAAATTCTTTTTTAATATTTTTTAGTTCATTAAAAAAATCTTTTGTAAATAATAATATTGCACGCTCACCTGTATAATTATAAGTATTTTCATTATTCAAATTTAAATTATCATAATTAATATACAAATTATTATATTTTTTTAAGAATGACATATCAAACAAATTATCAAAATTTTTGTTATGCCAACTAACTAACTCTTTATTTCTGTATGAACAGTAACGAAAACTAAATTTAATATTATTAATAATGCAAAAATTGATTCCACATTGTATATCATAAAATTGATTACATAAACCACCAAATGTATCAAAAATTATTATCATTCTAACTATTTTATTTTTATTTTTATTTTTATTTTTAAGTTTGAATAGTAATTATTTTATGATTTTAATTATTATAAAATAATTTTAATGGTATCGTTTGTTATTTTATGCGGAGGAACAGGTTCTAGATTGTGGCCTAAATCTAGGGAAAAATTACCTAAACAATTGTTGAAATTAACAAATGAAAATTCCATGTTTCAAAATACTATTTTAAGAATTTGTAAAATGTTTTCTTATTACGAAACTAATCAAACTAACCAAGATAAACTAATAGTTATTTGCAATAAAGAACATTCACATATAATTGAAAATCAAATTGTTGAAATTAATGAACTTCTTAATTTAAACCAGCAAAGATTTGAAACCGCACCCCTACAGGGTGCTACAGTTCAAACTGTAACTGGTAACTTACTTGAAGTTTCATCCGCTGAGCGGATTGAAATCTTCAACGGTGTAAACAAAAATAATTTTGAAAACAATGAGAACAATGTAATTAATTATCAGATTATAACCGAGCCAAAAGGGCGCGATTCTGCTGCTGCTATTTGTATTGCATCATTATTAGGTTCTATAGATGAAAATAGTATAGTATTACCATGTGATCATATTTTTGATGATGATGAATTTTTAAATTGTTATAATAATTGTAAAAAATATTTAGAAAATTCCATTGTTACATTTGGTATTAAACCTACGCGTATTGAGACTGGTTATGGTTATATTAAAATAGATAACAATATTGATCAAAATACAATACAGTTTGTAGAAAAACCGGATTATGAAAGAGCCAAACAATATTTTGAGCATGGTAATTATTTATGGAATGCCGGAATATTTGCTTTCAAAAATAAAAATATGATTACTTGTTTTAAAAAATATGCAAACGATATTTACGAGAACTGTTTAGAAACTATCCAAAATACCGATTTAACACCAACAAGAACAATCGTTAATTTATCAGAACTACCTTTTGTAAATTGTAGGGCAATATCTGTTGATTATGCAATCATGGAAAAAATTTGCTGTGATTGTGAAATAAATGTTTTGAAAAAAACAATATTATATAATTCAAATTGGAATGATATTGGTTCTTATCTCTCTTTGTATGATGAATTACATAAAGATATTAATAATAATGTATTAAAAGGGGATGTATTAACCCTTAATACTACAAACTGTTATATTGATAGTGAACATTGTTTAACTGCCGCCATAGGCTTGAATAATATAATTGTTGTTAATACCGATGATGCTCTTTTAGTTTGCGACAGTAAAAATACTCAAGATGTTAAAAAGATTGTTGATCAATTGAAAGAATTAAATAGAGAGGAGCGTATATTACACAAAACAGTGTTTAGACCTTGGGGGTGGTATAAAAATATTGAAGGAAGCGATTATGGCGGGTTTAAGGTTAAAGTAATTACAGTGTATCCTGGAAAAAGATTATCATTACAATCACATAACCATAGAAGCGAACATTGGGTAATTGTAAAAGGAAGTGCTAAGGTGGAATTAGATTATAAAGACCATTTTCTTAATTGTAATGAAAGCATTTATATTCCCTTAAAATCACTACATAGGATTGAAAATGTTGGAAATACAAACCTTGAATTTACCGAAACACAAATTGGTTCTTATCTAGGTGAGGATGATATTGTAAGATATCAAGATGATTTTGGAAGAGTTTAGAGCATTGAAGATTTATAATATTTATATGATTGTTTGCAATCCATTAATTAAGTCTATCTCAATATTCCATCCCAAATCTTTTAGTTTTTGATTACTTATGTAATATCGCTGATCATTAAATGGTCTGTCTTCAATATATTCCAGCCATCCTTCATATTCTTCTGTACCTTTGATTATTTTAATCAAAATTTTTGCAATATCCATAACAGAAAATTCCATTCCCTCATCACATCCTATGTTGTATATTTCACCTATTTTCCCTTTTTCTAATATACATTCAAAAGCTTTTGCTGTATCATATGCATGTAAAAAAGCTCGTACACTTGTTCCATTACCTTGAACAGTGACCTTTTTATTTTCTTTTAATAATTTGATGAAACGTGGAATCAATTTTTCTGGATATTGATTGGGACCATATACATTATTGCCTCTTGTAATAATAATTGGCATTTTATAAGAATGAGAATAGGATTGTGCTATTAATTCGGCACCAGCTTTTGTAGCGGCATAAGGGTTTGTTGGACATAAAATAGAATGTTCTGTTTTATGTGTTTCATCAACTGTATTCATAGATTCACCATACACTTCATCTGTAGAAACATGAATAAATTTAATTATTTTATTGTATTTTCTTACACATTCTAATAATATATGTGTTCCTAATACATTATCTTTTGTAAAAATGAGGGAATCTTCAAAAGAATTTTGGACATGTGATTGCGCGGCAAAATGTATTACGTGTGTTATTTGATATTGTGTTAGTGTTTGTTTTATTAAAGTTTCGTCGCACAAATTTCCTTCTACTAAAATATAATTTGCATTTTTCCTAATGGTTTCATCAATATTGTTTTTGTCAGCACAATAATACATGGCATCTAAGTTGACTAGTTTGTTTATTTTTTGTTTTGGAAAATAATAATTAATAAAATTACTACCTATAAAGCCGCATCCACCGGTTACTAATAAATTAATTTCTTCTTTCAAAGTAGCCTTGTATTGTATAAGGCATTCACGTACACTAGTACGAATGTGTTTTATTTTTGGGTATAAAGACTCTAACCTTGTTGTATCTAAATAATTATTTGATCTATCTGCTGCTAATATTTTTCTTTGTTCTTCTTGACTAAAATTATTCCATTTGAAATCTTTATCCACTATTTCTTTGTACATTTGTAAAATCTCGTTGTGACTTATTAACCCTGGATTAGTCAAATTTATCGTTCCTTTTGTGTTGTTTTTCATCATATCTACTACATAAGGAAGTAGTTCAGTTAGTACTGTCATAGAATTTGGAACAGAACAAATTTTTTCATAATTTACTATTTTTGTAATAAAATTTCTTGGATTCTTTTCACCAGTAATTGGCATGCGAATACGTAAATTTAATATTTTATCTTCATACATGTGCATAAATCTATCGGTAAAACCTTTTACTATTGAATAGGAAGAACCAAAGAAATTAGGGTGTTCATCTTCTGTAAAACCATTTTCTTCTTTACCAAAAGGATGATTTTCATCAAATTTAAAAATGCAACCTGTACCCAAGTAAGTATAATGTATGTTTTTTTTACTGCAAATTTCAGCAAGTAATAAAGGTGAAAATAAATTATCTCTCACGTTTTCAAATAATTTTCCTTCTTGTTCTAAGTAATCAATTGTAGAATATATTTTATTATTAATTTGTCCGTGTGTACGTCCAATAAATGAAATAATATGTGTAGGATTTGTCTTTTCAATTTCTTCTATTAATTGTTTTTCATTGTCTACACGACTTTTTCCTTCTACGTAAATTGATGTTTCGTTTTGTGTGTTTTCACTCTTTTGTATAGCTTCCAAAATACGTAAAAACTGACTACCTATCCATCCTTTTGAACCATATACTAAAATCTTCATCGTATATGTGTATGTATATTTTTGTAAATATTAAATTTATGTATTTTGTCGTTATTTTATCGTTATTTTGTTATAATTATTATTTCATTGTATTACAATAAAATATAATGAAAATTAATAAACTAGATAAGTTATTTAATTATTATATTTTGGATTTATTCTGTAAAAAATATAATATTACTAAAGATATTGCTATTAATAATCCTGCTGATAATTTTAGATTATTGTGTTTCAGGATGAATTATTTTATAAAAAATATACCTTTACCAAAATTCAAAAAAATCTCTTTATATGAGGCTGTTTTTATTGAATTTAGAATTTTTCCTCATGTTGAATTTCTAATTCGTAATACAATACATAAATTAGGTTCTAGGTGGTCCCATACAATTATCTGTGGAAATTCAAATTATACTTTAATTGAAAGTATTTGTAAATCAATATCTCCAAATATAAATATTATTAAGATTGACGTTGATAATATGACACAAACTGAGTATAGTAGATTTTTAACTACTAGAGAGTTTTGGAATTTATTAAAAGGAGAAAAAATATTACTATATCAAGAGGATTCTATTATTTTTAAAAATAATATTCAAAAATTTATAGAATATGATTTTATTGGTGCTCCTTTTATTAAAAATAGTAATGATACTCCAAATTGTGTCGGTAATGGAGGGTTAAGTCTGAGAAGTAAATCAAAAATGATTGAAGTTATTAACAAATTTTCACCAACAGATTATAAGTATAATACTTCAACACTTGACTATATGAATTATGTTAATTTAGAATTTCCACCAGAAGATGTGTATTTTTCTAAATGTATGCAAGAACAATTTATAGGTATAGTTGCTAGTTGGGATGTTGCATATGATTTTTCTTCCGAAACTGTTTTTAATAAAAATAGTTTTGGCGCGCACAAATTTTGGATTTCTAACAGTAATTGGAAGTCATATATGAAAAAAAATTTTAATTTTAAAATTTATAATCCTAAAAGTAATCTGAATAAATTATTAGTATTCAATAGACAACCTTTATTACTTGATTTAAATGATCAAAGGGAAAATGCTTTTGATATTGATTTATATTTCTTTTGTAAAGCAAATAATATTGAATATACAAATGATGTAAACGCAATTAATTATTTAAAAAAGATTGCAATGGATGGTTTTATTTATCATTCTAAACAATTATTAAACATTTATCCAAATAGTTTATTTTATAATTTTTTGGATGATATTTATGTTATTAATGAATTTAATACAGCACCTCTATATCAATTTGTAAATAAAAATTTATATAATTCTACTTTTAATATATTAAGTAATTTATTAATAAACAAAAAATATAGTTGTTTAAATGATAATTATGATATTTTATTACTAGTATTTATAGGCGATGAAAATATTGGTATTGACTTGATTGAACGTTTAATAAAATATAAAAAAATTCAAAATAATTTTAATGTTGCGTTTTGTTTTAATATTCATAAAATAAAAAATTATATGATCATTAAAGAACTAATAACACAAAATTTTGATTTTTATGCTATTTACAAGTCAAAAGAATTAGGGTCTGATGTCACCCCTACACTTTTGATGTATGATGATATTATTAAAACACATAAATTTCAACACATATTTAAATTTCATACAAAAACTCTTAATAATCACTATCTTAATTTAACTAATTTTTTAATTTCAACTCCTTTAATTGATTTAATCAATCAAAACGAAAAACAATTATTTACTTCTAATTGTATAGGTGACCCTAATTATTATATTAATCTACAAGCAGATTATTTTAATGATATATTAAAACAAAAACATAGCTCAAAACTTGATTTTAATAAAAATTTTATAGCAGGAACCATTTTTTATACATCCTCTGTTGTTTTTGATAGTGTTTTAAATTTTGTTAAAAATAATAATTACAGAAGTTTTTTATTGAATAATTTGTATGAAAATAACTCAATAAATAGAGATTTTTCGCCTATTCATTTTTTAGAAAGACTATTTGGGGTTATTAATACAAATGAGTGAACGGTTGTTATACATCGTTGAATATTTACATCCACAAGCTCATGAAACTTCAAGTGTCCAATGGTCTAGGTATCTAAGGTGAAAATATCATTTTCATATCATATAAAGTAAAAAAATTCATAACAACCCTTTTCTTTACCATATTTATTTTACTCAAATCATAAAATTTATGGTACAAACAATTATCTATAAAGGATTCATAATCATTACTTTCATCAATTTTGTATCCAGCAAGATTTAAAATAGGGTGTTCTTTTGGAGTATTTGTTGAAGAATCCACTGTTATATCATTTGAATTAATCAATTGTATAAGTAAGTTTTTAACTATTAAATTTAGATAAATAAAATTGTAATTGTTAAAATTAAATTTAATAAAACATTTGTTATAATATTCATACTCCGTTTGACTTAATATTTCACGTTTATGATTTAATGCACTCATTGAAACATTGGAAACCACTAAATTGGGATAACATATATATGATGATTTTTTGAAATAATTGAACATTAACATGTATTCTTTATCAAAAAACGAAAGAATTGATGTGCGAATTTGAAACATAGCTTTAGCACCTTTTAGTGAATAATAATTCGCATGCGCACCATACAATGAATTACTTCCTGGTTCATCTGGTCTATATAGTTTATTTTTAACATATTTGAAATTATTTTTTGAAAAATTAAAATCATGGGCGCCTAGTAACATAAAATCTAATTTATTATTGTTGTTTGTGCAATTATTGTATGTATTAATAAATTCATTTTCAAAATCTTTGTGTAAAATGATATCATCTTCAAAAATAATTGCATTTTCATAATTATTTATAATTATTTGGGATAAACACCATAAATGACTTAAACAGCAACCTAATTCTTCCTTGGAAATTAAAGTTCTTGAATTATCGGTTAGTGATTTATACAATTCTGTTGTAATTCTCTCTACTATTACTAAAGTGAAATTAATTTTGTACTTTTGCATTAAAATAATAATATAATTTCGTTTTATCTCATCTTCTATCATGTTAATTACGAAAACCTTTTTAATTTTTTTATTTATTTGGTTTCCTTTTTCTCCATTTGTTTCGTTAGTTGTTTCGTGAGTTGTTTCGTTAGTTGTTTCGTGAGTTGTTTCGTGAGTTGTTTCGTGAGTTGTTTCATGAATAATATTTATAATTTTTACTTTATATTTTTTGATAGCATCAATTAATAATGAATTCATAATTTTATTTTATATAAAATAAATAATATTTATTTATTATTTTTGTAACTACTTTATTAAAAGTAATAAAAAATTATTAAATAAAATTTTAATTGTAAATTTATTTAATAATTTTTTATTTCATCTATTTTAAAGTTTTAATTAAAATTATATAAAATATATATATATATGGATGTTAAATTAAATTCTGCTGATCAAAATTGCAATGATGGTATATTCAATAATGATCAAGGATATTTTAGAAATATTACAAGTAATCAAATAACTAGTTGCCCAACCTTCAATTTAGCAGCATTATCTAATAGTCCTACCGATAAAAGTCCTGATGTTTCCGTTGTATTAAATACTATTTATCTAAGTTGGACAGACTTCACAACATTATTTTTTAGAAGTCCAAGCGGTGCCTTTTATATTAGTCCTTCTAATTGTAATGTTACTGCAGTTAGTTTTAACTCTCAAACTTATGAGACTACATATAATAAACATGTTTTATTTAATTTAGCTGATCAAATTAGAAAAGCATGGTCCAAAAAAAATAGTAAACCTGAAACTGCTATTCCTGCTAAAATAAACATTGAATTAGATAGACAATCCTTTTTAACAAAAAGTTTGGGATCTATTTGTGGCGATTTTGTAGGTTTAAGTTACGATGAAGCATTATCTAATTTACTTGGAACTGGTGTAATTTCTATTGGTACAACTGAGGATGTTGCTACTATTATATTCTTGGTTAACTATCAATATTATTTTCAACCTTTAGATATTACTTTACTGACTACATTTTCTTATATTACTAATATTCCATGTTTCAAAAATACTGTTCCTTTTTGCTGTGATTGCAATCCATATAGTAATGATAATAAAATGTATGATAGAACTAATTTTGATTTGAATGATAACATGTCAGTTTTTTCAGATTTTGAATCAAAAAACAATGATGAATATTCAGTATTTTCTAATTCTAAAACAATTAATAGTAACGTTATGACAGAAATATCCAAAATAATTAAAAATAATGCTGAAAGTGTTGTTTCGTCTCAATGGTAAATAATAATAATAATAACATATATTAGTATTAATATTATTAAATAAATGTCATCAAAACAAAGAGTGTTTTCACATTCAAATGAAAAAAATTATAGTGATTATATTAAAAATAAAAATAGCGTAGAAATATTAAAAAATATTAAAAATAAACAGCAATTAAACGCCCCTAATAATGGTTATAATTTTATGATAAACAAATTTAATAATCATACTGATTTGATTAATTATACTAAAACCTATAATAATTATGTCAATTTAGATTCTAGATATTCTTTACAGGCTACAAAAAATTTGTACAATTCAAATATCAGTTTTGTAGATAAAAAAAAAAATGGTTGTAGTGTTGTTGTTGATAATTGTAATAAATTATGTAAAAAATCTAATTCTTATAATGAATGTGCACAATTACCTCAAGTTTTATATCCAGAAAGCACTTATGTATCTAGTAATAACTGCGGATCACAATTACATTTTAATTTGAATATGAATAAATGGTGTTCAAATAAATTCAGTGTTGATTATAATCAAATTTATAATTCGCATAATATTAATATTAATATTAATGGTTTTAATGGCTGTATAAATGGCGATGAATGTTGTAATGTTATACCGAGTGGACCTACCGGGGAAACTGGACCTACTGGGCCGACTGGACCTACCGGGGAAACTGGGCCTACTGGACCAACTGGGCCAACCGGGGAAACTGGACCTACTGGGCCAACCGGGGAAACTGGACCTACTGGACCGACTGG